TCCACCATCCAGACCAGATTTTATCTATGTCATCGTATAACTTGCGAATCTCTTGGCGAGTCTTGCGAATCTTACCCAAGACGCTATCCCCAAAGATGGTGGATGACTCGTTGATGCGCTCCTGTATCTGTTCCAAGTAGCGGTCACGCGCCATCTGCTCAAGTTCTGCACGGAGTTGCGCGGATGCGGTAGCGGCTTGGAACAACCATTGGACGAGGGTTGCCACGCCAGCTACGAGCGCACCGGCTATCTGCCCACTCTTGAAACCCTGCATTATGTTCTCCACTAAGGTGGACATCTTCTCAAGGTAATCACCGAAGGCTTCCAATGCCGAGTTGTTCGCAGCCTCGCCAAACTCCTTCATCGCGGATGCCGCATCAAGGATGTTCTTAGCCATCTGCTTCCACTTCTTGACATCCTCTTCCTTGACGCGCTCATTGGTCTGCTTGCCGAGTGTATGGGCAAAGTCCATTACATACTTCCTGAAGTCCTCAATGCTCAACTTGCTCCCCTCGAACTGCTTTGCAACGCCCTCAAGATTCGCATCGGGGTTGTCAAGGAGTTGGTTAATCATCTCCATCAAGGTACGCAGTTCGTGGACGGTCAAGTCGCTCATACGCGAGATGTCGATGCCCTGGATCTTCGCCCAATTCTTCACCCACGCCTCTGCCTGCTTGCGGACATCCTCATTAGCTTCTGCAAGCGCGTTGGCGGTATCGGTGAGGTATTTCGTGGTTATCTCGTTGTAGTCACGCGAGAAATCGAGTCCGTATCTCTGTCCCTTCTCCTTGGCATCCTCGCGGGCATAGAGTTTGTCACGCGCCTCATTCTTCTTGTTCTCAAGGGTCTGAAGCGTTTTCTTGTACTTGTTGATGACCTTGGAGATGTTAAACTCCGAATCCTCACCGAAGAGTTCAGACGATTCGAGCCAGTTCTCCATAAAGTTCTCGTAGTCCTCTGCCGCTTTCTTTGCTTTCTTCCACTTCTCGAACTGCACATCAATGCCGTTCAGTCCGAGGTCGTCACGCAGAGCCTGGGCCGCCTTCTTATCGTACCTCTCAAGGGCATCGGCAATCTCTATGAGAACTTGCTTGTAGTTCTCGGCATTGATAATCTCGCTCTGGTCGGGGAAGTAGGATATGAGCATATTCTTGACGCTCTGGCTGTCCATACCGGCATCCTTGAGTTTGTCATACCACTTGAGAAGGTCTTTGAGGGTATCGCGACGCATCTCAAGTTCCTCCTGCTCCGCAGACTTGCCGGAGGAGCCACCAGATGCTTTCTTGACCTTATCGTTGACGGAGATGTGTAGGGCCTTGCCGATGTCCTCGATGGTCTCCTTGCGATGCTCAAGGAGTTCGTACTGCTCCTTGGCCTTGTCGAAAACCTTATCGTCAACGGCGAGTCCACGCTTCTTGTCCTCCACCAAGCCGTTGTAGGTCTTTTGTGCATCGGCAAAGGTCTCGGTGACATCCTTGTACTCCTTGCGAATCTTGTCCACATACTCGTCATAGCCGTCCTCAAGTTGCGCCAAGAGGTCGCGGACACCGTCGCCCTTGATGACGGGATTGACGAGCTTCATAATCCAAGAGTCCTCGCCCGGCTCAAGCGCGTCTAATTGCTTTTGTATGTCACGAATTTGGTTGTTCCATGCACCTTCTTGGTCATACTTCTTAAACACCTCGTTCAAGGCTTGGTATGTCGCCAACATATCGGTTAGTTTCGCCTTCTTGTTCTCAAGGAGTCTTTGCTCCGTCTCTTCTGCCGTTAGATTTTGATTCCTTATCTCTTGCTCCTGACGAGCATATTTTGCCTCAAGTTCCTGCAACGCTGCCCTCTCATACACGCTTGAGTAACTTACCACGCCAAAACGCAAGTCAAGGATACGTTGATAATCTTTCGTGGCATCGGAAACCGCACGGACGGAAGCACCATACTCCTGCGCCGCGCCTGAAATCTCATTCCAATATCGGATAGACTCTTCGCCCCAGCGATAGTAGTCATCGCCGAGGTAGTTTTTCAAAGTGTCATGGAACACCGTATTGATGTCGCCTTCGCTACTCTGGAGAGCATCGCGGAATCCCTTGATGAAATCATCCGCAACATCATCGGCCAATGTTTTACCACGCAAGGCTTTCAAGAGATTGGTGGTGGCTTGAGACACCTTCTTGCCCTCCTTTTCCTCAATCTTTTGTATGCCCTCGGACTCGGCATAAGCACGGGCGCGAGCGTATATTGCGTTCGTCACCTCTTTCTCGGCCTTGGCAATCTCCAAGAGCGCGTTCTTCTCGTTCAATAGGTTCGGAAGATACTCTCCGTATTGATTGTTCAACTTGGAAATTGCATCGCGGTAATTTTGACTGCCAACGGTGGCACTACGGAGTTGTTCAACGAGGTCTTTGAATCCCTTGACGGCCTTGTCAGCAGTACGCAACTGCGCGTCTGCAACGCCGTTTAACTCCTTCTTGAATTTGGCGGCTTGCACCGATGCGGAAATGAGATATGTCCCTACCGCCGCGATTGCCGCGCCCAATGCTATCCACGGGTTGAATCCCGCTATCACTTTCTCAATGGCCGCGAAGGTGGCACTCTCTGCGCTCAATATCTTGATGGCCTTGCTCAACTGTTGTACCGTCCTCGTCCTATTGATTCCGGCAAGCAACTGCGCCTCCTCTATCAGCTTCACCGCCAAAGCAACGGCGCGGTAAGTGCCATAAGCCGCCACAAGGGAAACAATCGCCCGCCCTACCTTCTGGTAGTTGTCGGCAAGACTACGCGCCAAGTCAACCGCACCCTTGAGCAAGCCACTCTTCTTGTCTCCAATCTCGGAGAACATAATTTGGTAGGCATCGGTCAAGTTGCTTATCTTTCCCTTCAAGGTCTCGGCTTGCACCTCCTGCATCTCGAAGAACTTGCCACCTTCCTCGGTCATGTTCTTAAAGACCTTCTCCACCATCTCAAAAGGAACCATGCGCTTGGAGATTTTGTCAAAGACATCGCCCACGGTGATGCCTTCCTCGCCAAGTTCCACAAACTGCTTCCGCAACTCCACGAGAATCGGTATTCCTGCCTCCGTCAGCTGTCGGACTTCCTGGCCACGAAGGAAAGATGCGCTTCGTATCTGACCATACGCAAGCACCAAGCGATCCATCCCGACACCAAGACCGGCACTCACATCGGCAAGCATCTTCGTGGTCTCGTACAACTCGTTCACAGGAATGGAGTATGCGGACAACTGCTTGGCATAGGTGGCCAAGTCCTTGAACTGGAAGGGCGACCGCACCGCCAACTCTTTCAACTGTCCAAAGAGTTTTCCTGCGGCTTGCGTATCGTTCAGGATAGCACCCAAGGTAACTCTCTGCATCTCGAACTCCGCAGATACGCGGGTAAGAGTGCGTATAAGGGTGGTAGCACCTCGGATGGAGAAATATGCCGCCGCCATAGACCCAACCTCGCGCCAAAGCCTACTGCTTTTGCCAAGGATGGAGTTGCCTTCCCTCTGCAACCTATTCAGCCTCTCCTGCGCCATCTGCGTCTTGATGACCTCACGCGCCTCTTGCTCCCTTTGCTTGGTTATCTCCTTCTGCGCTTGCGCTTGAGCCGCCGCATTATCAACGGAGGTCTGCCTATTGGTCTTGGACTGCATCCTCAACTGTTGCTGCTGGAGGCGGTAGTTATCTTGAAGAATCTTATTGTAATTCTTCGCGTTCTGCACATCCATAGCCGTAATAGGCATTATTTGTCCTTTGATGCTGAGAAGATTCGATAGGGTTGTGTTCAGGTCTTGCGCCTGTTGCTTCATCTGCCCTATCTTGTTGTTGAACTCAACATCATTAAGGATGACCTCAAAGTTCAGTTGCTCTAAGTTCGCCATATATCGTTTTCAATTTTAATCAGCCAAACCGTCAAAGACATCCTCGACGGTATATCCCCCGGATTCCCTCGCCTTACGCTTGCGCTCCGCTATCTCGCGGTTCTTGCGCTCGACCTCTGCCATCTCGTCGGCCTCGGCTTTCTTCTTGTTACGATAGAGCGTGTGAGGTAGGTCGGCACTCATCAACTCTATCTGCGGAAGCGTCAGGAAACACCGATAACCCCAATGCCTGACTCCCCACCTTGTCCGTCCGTATTCGGGGAACTTTTCAACGAAGGCTGACTCGACCCCAAGATAAGTTCGGCTCGGTATTGCTCGGCTTCCACCTTCGTCATCCTCATCCAATCCGTCCTCATATCCGAGGAGTACACCATATTCGTCCAATGCGCGGTAAGCGGAAGTTTTTTTTTACCCTCCATGATTATCGGCATCATCTGGCCCTCGGTATAACCCCTCAAAAACGCCCATATTCGCCACTTAAACGGATAGATAAGGTGTAACCCCCAAAAGCCGTTCAAGGACAAAATAACCGCCTCTTTGACGGCAAAATAAGGCTCCCTGCACATGGACTTGAGCGTGGATGCGGCATCGTCCGGGATTGACTCCACATCACGCTCTATCCATAGCCTCGTCAAACGCTCAAGGGTGTAAGGCTTGATGCCCGTGAGCGTGACATATCTCTTCGTTCCTGGTATATGCACTCGCGTGGGTCTATCGTTGATAATCTCGTCTAACCCTATTCGTGCTTGCTTTGAAACTTGCTCCATATTGTCAATGAAAAAAGGGACGGGCGACACTCACATCTCCCGCCCCTCGCGTTATCGTCCAAGCGCGGATTACGCGCCGTACTTCGAGCAGATTGCCCAGTCACCCTGGAGGCCAGTGGACTCGGTGTTGTTGAGGATAGTACCATTGATTTTGAGGTACGCAGGGTTGGTGGAGTCATCGTTGGACACGCCAACGGTAATCTTCACGCGGGCGAAGGCGATGCCCTCGTTCTTGGCCTGGTTCTCAATCATCATGGTAGCATAGACCTCCTTCGGGGTGGCGAAGTAAGCCTGTGCGGTGTAGGTCGTGCCGTCCTGACCGAGAATGACACCACTGGAGGTCACGGTTGCTCCCCTGTCAAAGAAGATGTCGCAGTAAGCGGCGGCGATGACGGGGATGTTGCCCGTGAAAGTCCACTCACCGTCCTCGGTAGAGGTGTCGATGGTGGCATCCATCTGGTCAATCTTGATTTCGGTGACGGTCGGGTCAGCCTTCGAGAGCTGGAAGGAGTCCTTCAAGGTGAAGAACTCGTCCGCGCCACTGAAGGATAGGTTTTCCCAAGCCACACCGTTGGTGGAGTCGTAGGGCATCAGAGACCAATGGCTCTGGCCCTTGAACAGAGTTGCAAGAAGGGTTTTCGCCCAAGTCTTGCTCGTTCCGGTGAAAAATCTTACAGACTGTGCTGCCATTGTTATTTCATTTTAACGGTTACACTGAAAGTTATGATTCGTGCGTGGAAGCCGTAGTCATCTGCCACGTCGGGGAGTATGAAAGGGTGTATGTCGATATACAAGTCATCGGTTTCGGCGGGAACTGCGGCCATCAACTTCGACTGCATGAGTTGGAGTTTCTTGCCGTTCTTCCTCGTTTGGATGTCGCGGGCGAAGAGATGCACACCAACCTCGGTTTCTCCGTAGGTGGCCAAGTCCTCAAGTTTGCCCGTCATACGGACAACCGCAAAGTCTTGGACACTCACGGTAGCCTTCGGACGCGCATCGTACACGGTTTCGGTTACACCGCCCGTAGTCACGAAGCCTTCAAAGGCTTGTTCAAGCGCGGTAACATCGTAGTTCGTCATACATTCATCGGTTTGAAGATTGCGTCATAGTCCAAATCCTTCCCACTCTTGAGGTCTCGGATAGCGGCTCTCATAGGGATGAACTCGTAAAGAACATCGAAGTAGAAGGACTCCCGAAGCGATGCCATCACGATACCTACCCAACCCGTGTTAGGTGCTTTGCTCCTGACATTATTGAGTTGTTCGTTGGCCTCGTTCACAAACGCAGGATTGTCACCGAAAAGTTTGCGGTTGACCTCTGCGCCGTTGTGTATCAGTATCCAACCATAGCCACCTTCCTCGACATGATGGAGGTGCGGAGTCGGATGCTCTGGGTCGGTGTCCTTGTGGTGTTCAAGGCAGAACTCAACGCCCTTGTCCAAAACGGCCTCAAGACCGCTTCGGAAAGATGCTTCTGCGTTCGCTTGGAACTTGGCGAAAGCCTCGTCAATTATCCTCGCATTGTCCTCCTTGTAACCCATACGGTTAGTTCTTTATCTCGTCAAACCAAATGTCGCTACCCCAGTTGAATGTAGCCTTCTTGACCATCTTGGCGCGGAATGTCCTGTCATAGTCCGTTATCTCAAGGATGTCATCGAAGAACAACGGCGTTGTGAAAGGCGGCGTGTGCAAAGTGACGTTGTAAACAACCACATCGCCGTACTCTGCCGTGTTCCTCGTGTTCGTGCGATAACCGCACTCTATCTCCTCGACATACTCACCCACAACGGGCTTCCCGTCAC